GACACCCGCTACAACTGGAAATGGCGCTGGCGCGTCTGCAACGATTGCGGACACGACTGGCAAACCTACGAAATCCCAACCGACAGCCTCACTAACCCAGAACCCGCTAACCCAGACGGTAAACTCAACCGATAACCAAGGAACCCAACATGCGACCCGCTATCCACTCCACCGAGGAATCTCCCTCACGGATCACGGACCTGGAACTCAAAGAATACGTCAATGAACTCAGACGCCGCATCGAAGTTCAAAACGACCAAATGGAAATCCTCGCAGATCAGCTCAAATCCGCGAAGAAGAAGATCGTTGATCTCGAAGATATGATCGAACGACTCACCATCGACCTGTCCCTGGCAAACAGGGGCAACAAGGGGTAACCATGCAACACAACCTGCTCGACGGCCTACAACGACTGCTCAGTATGGACAAAGACGTCAAACTGGTGCAGTTCGTCACCATCACAATCAACGGAGTGAAACACCTCTACATCGGACCCGTGATCCAGGAACTGTTCGAGCGGGAAGGTCCCCTCGATATACAAGACATCACCTTCGGCGAAGTCGTCGAAGCCTCACAAGCCCTCAAGCTCCTACAAGGAGGATACCTAGAGGGGGAGGATATCAACTGAGGGTGAGGTTCTCGATGCGGTTGTCCCACCATAAACCATTGCGATGCTTAACAGGAGTCTCAGGCCATGTTCCGTGGACCAAGAACCAGACAACATCTTGAACTCTTAAGTAATCATGCCCCACGCGCAGTTGGTAAACATTGGTTGGACATTTGCGTAGGTACGCACGCCTACCTCCCGAAACATGGGGTTGAAGGTAGATCTGACCGTTCCGAGCGTTGTAGCGATACAGGTTCTTGATTAGGATAAGATAGTCAGTGTTCATGCTGTCGTTCCTCTAAAACGATGGGATGGAAAGTGAGGCCCGGGTGTTGACGCACCCGGGCTTTGCGCATTTTAAGCGGTCCAAGGAGCGCGGATCAAGGGCCAAGGGCAAAAAGGCCGAAAAAGTAGAACTCTGGCAGGTTTTTTGATTTTTTTTTTTTTTTTTTTGAAAAATGAGCGTAATAACGTAATGGGCGTAATATGTGAGTAAAATCAAGGTGTTAGGTCATTACAGGGCAATACGTTTGTTATTTTAGTGAAATTCTTCTGGGGATCGCGCGCACGCACGTAGACAAAAAAATAATTTTTGTTTACCAGAAAAAGTTCTTCTTTTATTCGATTTTTGGATGGGGTAAAATGGAGACCTGCCCTGGCGATCCTGCTGGGGCTGCCATAAAGGAGAAGTTGAGATGTTCACCATTGAGAAGGGTATCCCTGTCCCTGCCGCTCGGACGTCTGGTTCTATCTATCCATTTAGGTTGATGGAAGTAGGAGATAGCTTCCTGTTGGCTGATGAGAGCATGGTTAAACGTGCTCGAGCGTCTGCTAATGTCACAGGCAAGCGCATGGGGGCTAAGTTCGCCTGTCGCAAAGTCGCAGAAGGTTGGCGCTTTTGGCGCGTTAGCTGATTGTTGCTTTGGGAGGCCGGTGATGTCAGCAAAGGATGCGCAGTTCATGTCAGGCAAAAAGTTAGGTCGCCGTGATGAGCGTGTTGAGGAGCGGATTAACCGGCCTGTCAAGGTTGTCAAGCCTAAGATGTTGAGTCCTCAGGAATGGAAGTTCGTAGAGGAGTTTGTTGCTGGCGAGGGCCACGTCACCCTGAAGGAGGCGGCTTTACGCGCCGGCTACAACGAAAGCTGGGTCAGGACTAAGTCGAGAGAGCTCACGGACCCAGACAAGAGCCCGCATGTCGTGGCCGCGATCCAGGAGCGGCGGCGAGAGTTGGGCGAGAAGTACGCGACGACCTACGAGCGGCACATGCGGGATTTGCAAATCATCCGCGATCAGGCTTTGGCTGCGGGCGCGTATGGCGCGGCCGTACAGGCCGAATACAGGCGCGGACAGGCCCTGGGGACGATCTACATCGACCGCAAGGAGATCAGGCATGGCACGATCGATTCCATGAGCAAGGAAGAGGTCATGCGCAAGCTGGAGGAAATCAAAAAGCTTTACGGCGGCGGCAATGGCGGCCCGATCATCGATATCACGCCGGATCAGGTGCGGGAAAGCGTAGATGTCCGAGAGCTGCCGGATGCTGATCCGGCTGAAGATGCCACCGAAGGCCTCCAGGAGGCTCCAGGAGCGCCTGAAAGCGAAGGAGAAGGGGAAGATGCCAGCGAAGCCAGAAAGCGCCCTGTATCGGCGGCTGAGAGACAACCTCTCAGCGTCCGACTGCCGTATAAACCGAATCGAAAGTAGGGTAGGCCTCGGCATCCCTGACTGCCTGATCGCGTTCAAGCGTTCGGGCGAATTTGTGATGTTGGAGCTCAAGGTTGTCAGCAGGGGACTGAAGGTGAATCTATCGCCCCACCAAGTCGCCTTTCATCTGACGCATGCGGACATGCGGTGCCCGACCTTCGTCCTGGTGCTGTATGCGCCTGTTGGGAAGCGTAAAGAGTCCGAGCTATTGCTCTACCGTGGGGATCAGATCATGGACGTGCATAAGCTGGGCGTAAAGGCCGAGCCGTTGGCCCGTTGGCCGTGGTTTGGGGTCCAGTGGCAGATGGTCAAGCACGTGCTGTTGACAGGCGAGGCGATTGACGGCTAGAGTATTTGGCCCAGGCAACGGTGCCTGGACCAGAAAGGAGAAAAGATGCGTGATGGGTTTGCATGAAACGGCCTGTGCGATGGCCTCCACACATTCGAGATGCGATTCAGAACCAGAGGAGAAGAAAGGAGATTGACGAAGAGGCCCGCCGTGCTGCCCAGCATCGGACATGGCGGGAGATAGGAAAGCTTGCTTTGTTTCTTCTATGGCACGGCATCATCCAGGCGATGACAGGCAACCGCAGAAGGTAGCGCTTGACACTGCTTCGGGAATCGTGCTGCAATTGAGTCTGGCCCTCGCGGAGGGCTGTTTAGAAAGAGAGAAAGGTACGCCATGGACTTGAACGCTGTTTTTTCCAATGCGTTGCGTGATTACATCGCGCTCTTCACTAATCCCTTGCAGTTGCGCACCGTGCAGCTCGAGCAGGCTCTCGAGCAGCAGGGCCGATTGTTGGACGGGGCCCTGGGCGAAATCCGGATGTTGCGCGACGGGGCCGGAGGGCAGGCGATCGAAAAGGCTTCGGTTCAAGAGCTCGCAGGCTTCCTGACTGACGCCCAGCTTCGCACCATCGCGCGCAATATCTCATTGCCTGATCTGCTCGAATGCGTGGACTGGTCCGAAGTCCTGGACTACAGCGAGATTGCCAGCGAAATCGACACGTCCGAGCTCGCCGAGGAATTCGACCTGGAGCGCATCGCGGAGCATATCGACCTCGAGAGCGCAATATCCGAGTTTTTCAGCGAAAACACCGTCAAGCTTTCAATCTGAGGAGGCCTTGCCATGCAGTGGGAACTTAGAACCGAAGACGGCCGGCCGGCCGCACTGCCGCGTGACGCGGTGAGCTTTCGCGGGGAGCGTGACGTCATTGAATACGCGCGGCCGCCTCATCATCCAGGATCGACCGGCCGCGTATACACGCGGGGAGGGGGAGAGTACTTCCCGAGCGTGTACGGCCTGCAATGGGTGAGGTTGCCGGACTGACTCGGCCGCCCTGGCCCCGCTCGAGCCCGGCCGCATGCCGGGCTTTGCTTTTTTCAAAATAGCCCGGTATGCTTCCAATTGTGCGGCCGCATCCCGTGGCCGCCGGGAGAAAGTGAGAAAGAGAGTTCAACATGCTGAAATCCTGCAGAAATTGCCAGCACGCCCGCCATGATGGTTATTTTTACGTCCGGTTAATTTGCCGGGTGAACGGTCAAGTCGTCGCGCCGTTTTCAGCCTCCCTGGATAAAAACAAACGATTCGACGCGATCGCTCAGGACCGGGCCCTGGCGTGCGAGCACTACGTCACCGATTCGCCGGCTCGCGTGCCCGGCCTAGGCCGTTTTTCTTCGTCGGATAAGTGAGGGGCCGAGAATGCTTAAGACCGTCACAAAATCAGGCAACGGGAAAACCGGGCCGATCGCAGTCACCTATCGGGCCGGCGCCCATCACGCCTTCGCGACTTGTCCGAGCACGTGCGCATTGAACCCGCACGGGGAGCACGCGGCCAAGCTTATCGATAAGCGTTATCTCCAGGCCTTGCGTAAGGCCGTGCCGCCCGGCGGCATTGCCTGGACTTATTCGCACTTTCCGGCCGAGCTCTTACCCGTGCCGGCCGAAGGGGAAACCGTCATCAATGCTTCGTGCGATTCGCCCGCCCAGGCTTTGGCGGCCGTTCGCGCTGGTCGCCCTGCTACCCTGGCCGCGCCGGCCGACTCGGCCGAGCGCTGGCCTGCCAGGATTGACGGGGTCCGCTTTCTTCGTTGCCCAGCCGAAATCAGCGATCGCGTCAATTGCGAGAATTGCGGAAAAGGCCGCCCCTTGTGCGCACGGCCCGATCGCGACTATGTCATTGTCTTCGTTGCGCACGGTTCGCGCCGAGCCTTAGTCGGCCAGGATAAGGCGGGCGGGTGTTATGGCGAGCTCGGGCCGGTTCGCCTGCAATGGGAAGCCACGAGGGCCGGCGGGGCCGCCGATGACGCGGCCGCCCTGGTCCGGTTCGCGCGCTCCCTCCCGGCCGGTAGCATGTTGCGGCACCATGTTGTCGGAGATATCGGCCGGGCCGCTTGACGTCTTACTTTTTTTTATTTAGTGTCTCGATTGCGGGCCGACTGGCCCGCCCGGCCGCCTGACCGGCGGGCCGGTAAACCTAGACTGGAGAATGCAAAATGGAGCTCATGCAAGCAAACAAACAGTGGACAACCCGTCCGGCCGAAGAGCGCTTTACGTCCCTCCCCGAAATGCACGCGGCCGCCCTGGCCCGCCGGGTTATCAGCAAGGCCTCAATCGTGAGCTCGCGGGCCCTTCGTTGCGCGGCCGTTGATTCAGGCAACGGCTTGGCCATCATCGGGCCGTCCGGCCACGAAGTCGCGCCGACTCACTGGTCATTCGGCCAGCTCGCCAACTTGGCCGGAGCGCCGGCCGGGTATCTTCGCGATCTGCCGGCCCCACTGGCCGCCGACTGTATCGACTTCGGCCTGCAAACCCGCGATATTGAAGATGTTGGGGTTCTGCTCACCCGTGCCGACGATGGCGTGCAATTGCGGGCCGCGACGGGGCCGCGATATGGCCGGATATGGGATAACGACGTGCTCGCGGCCTTAATTGATCGGTTCGGTGATGGAGTATCGGGGGACTGGCGGGTACCGGGTATTCGGGGCCAGCGTCTCGAGAGCGTCACGAAAGAAAACACGACACTCTTTGGGGGCGACAGAGACTTTTTCGTTTTCCTGGCCGACGAAGACAATCGGATAACTGTCCCGAATCGGCGTGACGGCCAGGCCGGCACGATGGCGCGCGGGTTTTTCCTGACTAACTCGGAAGTCGGAGGCGGCACGCTGGCCCTGAAAGCTTTCCTATTCGATTTCGTTTGCGCGAATCGAATCGTCTGGGGAGCTCAAGAGCTCGCCCAGATCAGCATCAGGCATACGGCCAGCGCTCCGGACCGTTTCCTGGAAGAGATTAGGCCCGCCCTGGTTGCCTATGCGAATGCGACTGAGTCGGTTACCAGGGAAACGATCCTGGCCGCTCAGAGCTCGAAACTTGATCGGGCCAGCGACTGGTTAGCTAAACGGTTCGGGCCGAGAATCGCGAAGAGAATCGAGCACGCTCATGTTCTGGATGAGGGCCGCCCGATCGAAACCATCTTCGATGCGGTAACCGGCGCGACGGCCTATGCTCGGACGATTTCGCATCAGGCCGAGCGCGTGGCATTCGAGGCCGAGGCCGGCCAATTGCTCGAGCTCGTGGCCGCGTGAATACGTTAGGCAATATCGTGCTCGGGGCCGTGGCCGGTGCGGCCCTGGCCCTGGTCGCATTGCACGAATTAGGCGCGCTTTTCCCGTAATTTCGGGAGCGCTTTTCCTCTCTCAGGCCCGCCCTTTCGGCGGGCTTTTTTTCGTCCGGGTATCGCAAAAGATCGGGGCGGCCGAGCTCCCCCAGGCCGGCCGCCTTTTGACCTAGTCGGCCATTTCAGGTCCAAGGGCCGGCCCGCTTTGGCCCTGGTCCGTGGCGCGTGTATCGCGGCCCCTGGCGCGAGCTCGAGCAGCTGCTGGCCGTCGTCCTGGTAACCGCTAACCGCGAGCTCGAGCAGCTGCTGGCCGTCGTCCTGGTAACCGCTAACCGCGAGCTCGAGCAGCTGCTGGCCGCGCTCCCTGGTGCGCGGTTCGGGGCCCCAGGCTCCCGGCCCGCGAACCCAGTCCCGGGGACCGGGGTCCAAAAAACAGGCCGCGTCGCGAGCTGCGCAGGCTTTAGCCCGATTTCGCACGCTAAATGTTGCTCAAAACAAAATTGGGTCCCCTTTTCCGCCCAGCTTTGACCCTCGGTCCGTGGTCCCTGAAACAAGCCCCCTTGATCGTGAAAAGGAAACCCTTGTTAAATTTTTGTTTTTGTGAAACAATTTGTTCCATGAAAACAGAATGCTCTAAGTGCCAAAAGCCCAATGATCGTTTGCCTCAGCGGTATTGCCGCGCGTGCCATGCTGCGTACATGCGGACGCATCGTCCACGGCACGTGGACCTTCCAGAGGAATCCCGTAGACGAGCAAATGCTCGTTCTTATGTCAATGTGTATCAGCGCCGTGGCAAAATCTTTCCAGAGCCGTGTTCCGTGTGCCAAGATCCAGTAGCCCAAAAGCATCACGAGGATTACAACAAGCCGTTGGAAGTTCGTTGGCTCTGTCGTAAGTGTCATCTGAAGCACCATCAGCTAACTCTCCACGTGGAACCAAACTTAAAGTAAAGTCTGAAGAGAGCCACGTTATGTCAAATCTGATCCCTGAAGAGTTAGAAGCGGAGCGTCTTCGTTTGGAGCTGCGGCTCTCGCAGCTTGAAGCGCAAGACCGTGCCCGTGCGAATTTCTTGGACTTCGTGAAATACGTCTGGCCGGCCGCGATCCTCGGTCCGCATCACGAGAAGATGGCGTCGGCTTTCGACAGGATTGCTGATGGCACGTTGAAGCGGTTGATCATCAACATGCCTCCCCGGCACACAAAGAGTGAGTTTGCGTCCTACCTTTTGCCTGCGTTTCTCATGGGCCGTGAGCCGCGAACCAAGGCCATTGAAGCGACGCACAACAGCGAGTTGGCGGTTCGTTTTGGTCGGAAGGTGCGGGACTTGATGGATTCGGAGTCGTATAAGGAGTTGTTTCCGGATGTGACTTTGAAGGCGGACAGCAAGGCGGCTGGGAGGTGGGATACGAACAGGGGAGGGGAGTATTTTGCGGTGGGTGTGGGGGGTGCGATGACGGGGCGGGGTGCGGACGTTTTGATTATTGACGATCCGCATTCGGAGCAGGATGCGATGAGTGATCTTGCTTTGGAGAATGCGTGGGAGTGGTATAGCTCTGGCCCCCGCACCCGGTTGCAGCCGGGTGGGGCGATTGTGATTGTGATGACGCGTTGGGGGACGAAGGATTTGACGGCGCGGTTATTGAAGGCGCAGTCGAGTCACAACGCGGATAAGTGGGAGGTGATTGAGTTTCCGGCGATATTGCCGAGTGGTCGGCCGTTGTGGCCTGGGTTTTGGAAGTTAGAGGAGTTGAATGCTGTCAAGGCGTCGTTGTCGGTGCAGAAGTGGAATGCGATGTATCAGCAGCAGCCGACCAATGATGAGGGTGCGATTCTGAAGCGGGAGTGGTGGAGGGTGTGGCCGCATGAGGATCCGCCGTTGGTGAATTACATTATTCAGTCGATGGACACGGCGTACTCGAAGAAGGAGACGGCTGACTACAGTGTGATCACGACGTGGGGGGTGTTTTATCCTGGGGAGGATGAGGGGGCGCACATTATTTTGTTGGACGTGAAGCGTGGGCGGTGGGACTTTCCTGAGTTGAAGCGGGTCGCGAAAGAGCAGTACGAGCATTGGCAGCCGGACAATGTTTTGATTGAGGCGAAGGCGACGGGGATCACGTTGCAGCAGGAGTTGCGGCGGATGAGTATTCCGGTGACTTTGTATAGCCCGGGTGGGAGAAGGACGGGGACGGACAAGATCAGTCGGGCGAACTCGATTGCGCCGATGTTTGAGGCGGGGATGGTGTGGGCCCCGGACCGTGATTGGGCGGAGGAGTTGGTCGAAGAATGTGCGGCGTTCCCGAACGGGGATAACGATGATATGGTGGATTCGACGACGATGGCGATGATGCGGTTTCGGCAGGGGAATTTTATTAGTTTGCAGACGGACGATGTGCCTGAGTCCTCTGCCCGGGAGCTTGTTCCGGAGTACTACTGAGGGATAGAATGGCGTTCAGGTCTTGACAGGGGGCATCGGCCATGCTTGGTCCAGAGTACGACAGTGAGTCGAAGGGCTTGTTGGATGAGTTGTTGGCGGTGCCGTCCTTGGAGTCGGAGGGTGGGGGTTCGTTGCAGCGGATTTCTGCAAAGCGGGTCGCGGGCCGTGGTCCGGAGGCCAAGACCAGTAAGGGTTTTGGCAAGGACATGGGGATGGAGTTGGGTTCGTTGTCCGGGGGCAAGGTTGAGGGTCCGAAGGCGGGTGTGGGGTCGGACATGTTGGAGTTGGCGCGTCAGTACAAGTTGAAGGCCAAGAGGGCGGAGGATGCGGCGCGTGGGTTGATGAGGGCGACGTTTGGTAAGCCGACTTTGGAGCAGCCGACGTTGCTGCGTGGGCCGTTGGTCAGGAGGCGGTTTCAGAAGGGCGGCGAGGTTTTGTCTTCGCCTGAGGAGCAGCCGGTGACGGAGGAGTCGAGCGCGTCCAAGATGTTGAAGAGGTTGGTTGAGCCGGTTCGTGAGGGGGCGAAGGGGTATTTTGGGTTTGAGCCGACTGAGCCTTTGAATCCGACGGAGGCGTATCAGACGGGTCAGGCCATGGCGAACATGCCGGGGGTGGGTGCTCCGGCGGCTTTGGGAATTTTTATTGGCCGTGGCGCGCGGGGCTGGAACAAGGCGGCGAATGCGGTGGCCAAGAAGATGGAGAAGCAGGGTGCGACGCCGGATGAGATCTGGCAGCAGACGGGAAACTTTAAGGCACCGGACGGGAAGTGGCGGCAGGAGATCTCGGACCAAGCGGCGCAGCACCGGGGTCAGGTATCGAGGGGCCCTGCTGGTATGGTTTTTAAGCATCCGGAGCTTTATGAGAACTACCCGGAGCTGAGGGATATTTTGGTTCGCACGAATCCGTATGAGACCAAGAGTGCTTTGACCGCTGGCGGACAGCCCGGAGCGGTTATTGAGTTGGGTACGGCGGGTGGCAGGACAGAAAATGCCCGGGGCATGCTCCATGAGTTGCAGCATGACATCCAGTTTCGGGAGGGGTTTGGCTTGGGGGGTTCTGAGCTGACGGCGTTTACGGATCCTCGTGCGCACGAGATCTTGAAGGAGTTGCGAGCCAAGATGGCGCAGCCTGCTTCGTTGCAGGAGTTTGCAAGAGACGCGTGGAAGACGGACAAGATCACGCCCGAGGTCAAGCAGAGTTATCAGGACTATTTGGGCTTTAGGAAAACGAACGCCAAAAATCTTGACATTGAGGCGCAGAAGACGGCTGCACGTCTTTATTACGAGCGATTGCTGGGGGAGGCCGAATCCCGGGCGGTTGAGGCGCGGCAGTTTTTGACGCCGGAAGAGCGGAGGCTTGTGCTGCCGTCTCAAAGCTACAAAAGGGATGGGGGCCGGGAGATTATTCCCTTGGAAGAGTTGATCATCAAGCGCGCCGAGGGCGGCGATGTTTCGCGGAGCTATCTTGACGAGCTTGACGCCCAAGACGACCCCATCAGGTCGGGCCGGCCTTTGCAAAGCCGCACTCGCAGGAAGGCGACGCCGGAGCAGAACGAGGCCTTGAACCGTGCGGCGTTGCAGGGTGTGGCGAACATGCCGTACAACCTTGTGGGTGCGCCGGTGGATCTTTTGAACATGTTGTTGACGCCGGCGGGGTTGGGGTCGGAGAAGCCAGTCATGGGCAGTGACTGGATCAAGCAGAAGATGACGGATGTTGGCGTGCGGCCTGAGCCGCCTACGGATCCGACGCAGCGGGCGGTGTACTCGGCTGCGGACTTTGCCAGCAACTTTGTCAACCCGGCGGCATCTGTGCGTGCAGCGGCCAAGGGCGCGGAGAAGACGGGGGAAGCCGCGCGGATGTTGGCCGAGGACTTCCAGAAGTACAACCGTGCCTTGGGCCCAGCGGGTGCGTCGCAACTGACCACATGGCACGGCAGCCCCTACCCTTTCAAAAACTTTGACCCTGCAAAGATTGGAACTGGCGAAGGACGACAGGCATACAGCCAAGGTTATTACTCTGCGGAGGCACGGCCCGTTGCGGAAGGCTATCAGCGGGACATAAGCCGCAAAAAGATTGTTCAGGAGTTCCGTAAAGAGCTTCCTGATGATGCCTCGTTTGAGGAGGCGTTAGAGGCAGCGGAGAATATGTCGCCGCCAGCAGCAAATTTGATTCGCGCATTGAGTGCCGACGATTGGCTGGGTTTCGATTACCCGTCTCAGGCTATTTCGGCAGCGCTTCGAGACTTGAACAACTTCGAGCCGTCAGACGCATTGAGGAAGGCGGTTCAAGATGCGCAGGGTTATATGTACAAGATTGACATCCCAGACGAAGCGGTAGCAAAAATGTTGGACTGGGACAAGCCTCTTGGCCAGCAATCGCAGACGATCCAAGACATTGGCAAGGGCCTAGGCTTGAGCATGGATGATCTTGGAGGGGACTTGATTGCTGCGGCGGGAGCGAAGACTCGCGCAGGAGCGGAGAGGCTTCGTCAAGCAGGAATTCCTGGTGTTAGGTATTTGGACGCCCAGAGCCGAGGCGGGAAAAAGCTTGAGACGCAGAACTTTGTAGTGTTCCCTGGCAATGAGGACTTGATGCGCATCCTCGAACGCAATGACCAGCCAGTTGAAGGCCTTGCCAAAGGCGGCCCCGTAAACACCTCGACTGCCAAGGGCCAGCTTGCTAAACTGAAGGCCGCGTGAGCGAGGGCACAGCCATGGCAACCAAGAGCACCAAAGCAGGTAAGAGCCGCGTGAACCAGGCAGGCAACTACACGAAGCCCGGCATGCGGAAAGCGTTGTTCAGCAGGATCAAGGCCTCGGCAACGCAAGGCACGGCCGCAGGCCAGTGGTCCGCGAGAAAAGCCCAGCTCTTGGCGAAGCAGTACAAGGCCAAAGGCGGAGGGTATAAAGATTGAA